GCTCCTGCTACACCTACTGGTGGAACATGGAATTACTCTACAAATACAGGAACACCTCCTACAGGATGGTTAAATTCACCTCCTAGTTCACCAACTACAACTATTTGGTGGTCTATTGCATTTGTAAACTCTAAAACACCAACAACTATTGTTTGGTCAACACCTGCACCTATTACCCAACAAGGTCCAACAGGAAGTACAGGACCCACAGGTCCAACAGGACCACAAGGTACGCAAGGTATTCAAGGTGTTACAGGTCCAACGGGTGCAGTAGGCGCAACAGGACCTACAGGAACTCAAGGAACTATTGGTCCAACTGGTCCACAGGGTATTCAGGGTGTACAAGGTTTACAAGGTCCGACAGGTCCTACTGGAACTCAAGGTATACAAGGTGTAACTGGTCCTACAGGACCTACTGGAGCTACGGGACCTACTGGAGCACCATCTACTGTGGTTGGACCTACTGGACCCACAGGTGCACAAGGTATTTCAGGACCCACAGGACCCACAGGAACGGCAGGAAGTACGGGTCCAACTGGACCTACAGGCACAAATGGTATTAATGGTCCAACAGGTCCTACTGGGTCAAACGGAACTAACGGACCAACAGGACCAACAGGAAGCAATGGCACAAACGGACCTACGGGACCAACGGGAACTGCGGGTACTAATGGACCTACAGGACCTACTGGATCTCAAGGACCTACTGTATATCCTAGCGCAGGTATAGCAAACTCTACTGGTAGTGCTTGGGGTACAAGTTATGCAACCAATGTAGCAAATGGTGTTGCGGTTTATGATGCCAATTTTAATTTATCAACTAATTGTTTATTTGAAGGTTTTAATGGATTAACTGCAAGTGGAACAACTCAAGTTTTAACTGCGGCATCTGTACAAAATTGGTATGTAACTGGAACTGGTGGACAAACATTCCAACTACCAAACGCAACTACATTGCCAAATGGCGCAACATTTACATTTAATAATAATCAAAGTAGTGGTGCAATTACTTTAAATAACAACTCTGGTACATCAATAATATCTGGTGGAATTCCATCAGGCGGTTTTGTAACTTTAGTATTGTTATCAAATAGTAGTGCCGCAGGATCTTGGGATTATCATTTTACCGCACCATCAAATGTATCTTGGTCAACCAATACATTAAGTTATGCGGGTTCTATAACCAATGCAACGTGGAACGGAAACAACATAGCGTTAAACAAGGGCGGTACTAATGCCAGTTTAACGGCTAGTGCGGGTGCGGTTACATATTCTGGAGCAAGTGCTTTAGCTTTAAATACACCTGGTACTAGCGGACAACCTTTAGTGTCTGGCGGTACAGGTTCACCTACATTTACATCTGCACTAACTGGTCTAACTATAGACAATTCAACTATTGGAGCTACAACTGCTTCAACAGGTAAATTCACAACCTTAGAAGTTACAGGAACATCAACCCTTGGAGATGCTTCTACTACTTATATTCAGGTGGTAGGGGATGCTTCTTATCCTGCAATTAAAGCGGCAGGAGGAACAAATACACCTCTTGTTTTACAACCATTGGGTACAGGCGCACTTCAGGCACAACAAACAACTTCATCTGCTACAGGTGGTAATGCTAGGGGTGCTAATGCGGTTGATTGGCAGACAAGTAGAAATAGTGTAGGGCAAGTTGCTAGTGGATCAAATAGTGTAATTTCTGGTGGAGCAAATAATACTTCAGCTTCTCCATATAGTTTTGTTGGAAGTGGTAATTCTAATCTTGCTAACAGTCAATATGCTATATCTGTCGGTGGAAATTCAAATAATGCTTCAGGATACCACAGCAATATATTAGGTGGAACAACCAATACTGCGAATTCATTTTTCAATATTATTGTTGGAGGCGCTACTAATACTGTGCAATCAAGCACATCTGCTGTAACTACACAAGCAACCACAACAGTAACATCTGGTTCTACTGCGGTTACATTGTCAAGCAGTAATGCAAGTATTAAAGTAGGTCAAATTATTCGTGGAACTGGTTTAGTTGATTTTACTTATGTCTCAGCCATTTCAGGAACATCACTAACATTATCTCAAAACGCTAACGCATCTGGCTCACCAACACTATCTTTCTATACACCTCATGGAGTAGTAGTAGGAGGAGGAAATAACCAAGCAACAGGCTCATATAGCTTTATTGGTGGTGGTGGTGATGCGGGTACTACTACAAACAGAAATACTGCTTCAGGCGATTGGTCATCAATTTTAGGTGGTAAATCAGCAATTACTAGAGGTGTAATAGGCGCACAAGCCTATGCTTCTGGTGAATTTTCTGCTCAAGGAGATGCTCAAACAGGTATTTATACTTTAAGGAATACAAGTACATCTGCCACTTTAGTTGTATTAACTGCTGATTCTGGAACTGCTGGAACATTAAATCAAGCAGTAATTCCATCAAATTATGCTTACACATTTAGGGCATTAATTACTGGCAGAAACACATCAACAAACGATACTGCTTCATATCAGATACTTGGTTCAATACAAAATACAAGCGGAACTGTAGCTCTTGTTGGAACTCCAAGTGTAACTACAATAGGATACACAGCAAGTGCATCAACATGGGTTGTTTCTGCAACAGCAGATAATACAAATAAAGCAATAAGTATTAATGCAACTGGTGCGGCAAGTACCACTATACATTGGGTTTGTAAACTTGAAACAATAGAGGTCGGATAATGGCATTAAAAATTAACATAGAACAAACTCAATTTGGCGCACCAGCACCAGAGGCTTACGCTCGTGTAACCAACTTTTTTGGAAACAAAGACAACATCCAAGTACAAGTTAGCGTACATTACAACGCAGATGCAAGACATGGAAATATGTCTCCTGTGATGGAGCACGCACACTACATTGGATTAGCAGACCTAGCGGGTAAGGGTGAGTTGATGACTGCAATATACACAGTTCTTAAAACAATGTCTCAATATCAAGGCGCAACGGACGTTTAAAAATGGCTATTAACCAAGACAACGTAGCAGACAAACTTATCCCCACAACTGGGGCATTAAGTGTACAGGGGTTAGTTCTTAACTCTATGACTCTTACTACGTCTGTGGTTATTCCAACTGGTTATTCTGCAAGTAGTGTGGGTCCGATAACTTTGAGTAATGGTGTTTCAGTAACAGTACCGAATGGATCTAGATTTTTGATTTTATAGGGATTAGATTATGAAAATAGCGGTTTGTGCAATTAGTAAAAATGAAGAAAAATTTGTAAAAAGATTTTGTGATTCTGCCAAAGGCGCAGACTTAATACTTATTGCAGATACTGGTTCAACTGACAATACTGTAGATTTGGCAATAGAAAATGGAGCAATAGTACATGAAATATGTATTAATCCTTGGAGATTTGATCTTGCAAGAAATGCTGCTTTAGCTCTTTTGCCAAAAGACATAGACATTGTTGTTAGTCTTGATTTAGATGAAGAACTTCAGCCTGGTTGGCGAGAAGAAATTGAAAGAGTTTGGACACCTGGAACGACTAGATTAAGATATAAATTTGATTGGGGTGCGGGAATTGCTTTTTATTACGAAAAGATTTTTGCTAAAAAAGGTTATTTTTTTCATCATGCGGTTCACGAATATCCAATTCCAGACCCAAGAACTGTAGAAGTTTGGGCACAAACAGATATGTTGTTAGTAGTTCATAAACCTGATCCAACAAAATCAAGAGGTCAATATATGGATTTACTAGAAATGGCGGTTAAAGAAGATCCACATTGTCCAAGGAATGCTTTTTATCATTGTAGAGAGTTAACCTTTCATTATCGTTGGCAAGAAGCTATAGATGCTTTACACAAGTATTTAAAGATGCCTGAAGCTACTTGGATTAATGAAAGATGCTATGCGATGAGGTTGTTAGGCAAAAGCTATGAAGAACTGGCTAACCATTGGGAATGCCTAAAATGGTACAGGTTGGCTTGTGCAGAAGCTCCTAACACTAGAGAACCTTGGTTAGATTTAGCAATGTATTCTTACAGATGTTCTATGTGGGAAGAGTGTTATTCAAGTGCAATGACTGCATTGAAGATTGTTGACAAGGAAGCGGTTTACACAATGGATCCAAGTGCTTGGGGTGAGAAACCTTGGGATTTAGCCAGTATTTCTGCATGGAATATTGGGCTAAAGGAAAAAGCAATTGAATTTTGTCAGAAAGCAGTAGAATTAAACCCTACGGACGTTAGGTTAATTAACAACTTATTGCAAATGCAAGAAGACTTAAATGATAACAAGTAGCTATTATTCTGGGAATGGTGAAAACAATGGGTTATATGGTAACCCAGGTGTAAACACAGTTACCTATTTTATATGGCCTATTTACATTCAAAGTGTTACTCAACCTGCAACACCAACTGGTGGTTCTTGGAACTTTACTACAAATGTAGGAACTCCTCCAACTGGATGGTCAGCAACACCAATAACGTCTACTGGTAATGATGTTTGGGTATCTGTTTCAGTAGTTAACTCTATTGCACCAACTGTACTGAGTTGGAGTACTCCTGCTCTTTATTTTGCACCTCCTGTTAGCGGTCCCACGGGTCCTACGGGACCTTTGGGTCCAACAGGTCCTTATGGTGGCCCGACTGGACCGACAGGTCCTACAGGTCCTTTTGGTCCGACAGGACCTACGGGTCCTATTGCTTATTCTGGTTTGCCAGTATTGTTGTACACAGGAGTAACAAGGGTTGTACTGGCGGTAAATAGTTATATACAAGTTTTACTATA